TTCTTCTTCGGTGTTATTCTGCCATGACTTACGTAGGTAAGGGAACTTAGTGAATGATGATTGTATTGTACCTAAGATAGTAGCTATACGTACCTTACGTTCTAAATCTTCTGCACTATCAGTAGCACGTACAACTACCTCCGTTAAGTTGCAGAACTGGTTCGGGCGTAGGATTATCTCACTGCAAGGATTCGTCCCGAACTCAAAGTTAGGATCACGTCTGCCATTCTTAGCCGCTTGTTTCTTAGATGCCTGTCTGTTAAAGATACCACGTTCACCTGAGCCTGACTCAACCAAAGCCATCCACTCACGCATAAACGATAAGCTATCAGGCTTCTCAGTGTATGACACAGAGTTGTTAGCCAAGGCACGTTGTGGATCATTGTCCCACCATGAGCCTGACTTAGCATGACGCATACGGTCATCTGATAAATTACTCAATGAAATCATAGCACTACGGCGTACTCCACCTACAACTACTACCTCACCAATCTTACACATGATGTCGTGACATTCTAGTGACGATAGCTTACGGCCTTTAGCATCCTTGAATGTCTTAATAACAAAGTTAAACAGATCTATCAGAGGCATTGGGCCTGATGCCCTACCACCGAATGTCTTTAGCTTAGCACCTGCAGGTCGTACCTTAGATACATCCCACCTAGGTATCTCACCACTATAAAGCAAGGCAATCATCTGACGTAGTGACTTAGCCCAACCTTCTTTACTATCTTTAACTACGATAGTTGTTTCACTCTCATACAAAAGCTCTGGTACTTCTGGTAACTTCTGTACTGACTGACGTTCAACAGAGAAGCCAACACCAGTACCACACAATAGAATAAACATAGCTTCATCAAATGCTTTGACATCATCTACTGCTAAGTATGAACAGTTGTAACCTGCAGTATTATCACGAGCTAAGGCTGGCCCTGCAGTCATCAAGGCTCTCATAGAAGGCATTACTTCTAAGCCTAGTATGGCCTGTTCTATTTCAGCTATCTGCTTAGGGTTATCACCCAATGCCGGACGTACTAAGTTCTTCATGTAGCGATCTACTGTTTCACTCCACGTTTCTCTACGCCCTTCATCATCAAGCCAACGAGCATAACGTGACTTGTGTATGAAAGATTGATAGTCTGTCGGTAGTATGTTGTTCATCTGTTGTCTCCTGACCCTTTTATTTTTCCTCTAGCCGCACGGCTATTTAGTTTTTCTACGTTACTGTTTATTATATCCGTTAAAGATATATCAAAACAATTACCAAAAGCTACTGTGTAAAAAGTTACATCTCCTAGCTCTGCCTTTAATTTATCCTTACTTATAGGTGTGCCATCTCTAAGATATCTCTTGACTAGACTAGCCACCTCTCCTAACTCTTCGGTTAGACCGATGAAGTTTTCAAATAAACGATCCCTTCCTTCTGTAATTATCTTACCTTCTACAAACTCTGTGTACTCATCAGTGTTTATCATTATAGCTTTTCCTTCACTATTAAATTATTAATCGTTACATCGTCGATATCATAGAATGTATTTATAATCAAATCATAAACGTCTTCCGTATGAGAATCATCATGCGATCCTAGTATGTTATTATCCTCATCTATTTTCAGTGAGAACGTAATGCTAAATGTTCTATGCGTCATCGTCTCTATCCTCGCAAGGTAAATATACTAGGACATCTGAATGACATCTAGAACAGGTGAGGTTTGTAACCATAGACCACTCTTCTTCGTCTATAAGATCTTCATCGCCACCCCATATCAACTCAGATTCACAATGATAGCATCTCATTTATGCTTCTCCTTCATGGCCTCAACCATACGATTCATATACCACTGAGCCTTATGTGTATCTTCAACAGGGTTGCCTTTGTAGGAGGCTCTATGATTATACTTAGTAACGTTACCCTTACAATAAGCAATGAATCCATCTAAGCCTAGCACCTGTCTGATATAATCAATACACTCTATACCCCCTTGATTGTAGTGAGCAGGGCGTTCTACTGGGTCGAATACTTCTTGATCTTTTGTTACAGGGAAGTCTTTCCATTTAGCCATCATGCATTACCCTTTGTCTTAGTAAACTCATTGAAGTTTATTACTTCACCTGTTTCTTTGTCTTCTATTTGTTGGTTTTCAATCTCGTTCATCAGAACATTTTGCCTGTGATCCATAACAGTATCATAAACGTAATCATCATAGTTCATAACATCTACTGCGGAAGTAAACATACTAGCTACATGAATAAGATCTCTCAGTATATGTTGAGGTAGTACAAAATCATCACCTACTACTATACCTGTGGTTACGTTACCGTTCCAATCATCTATATCTTTAGATGTAGCAGGTCTTATTATTACAGCAATCTCGTCATCTTCTAATGTATAGGGCATACTACTTTCTTCTTTCTGTCTTGAGGACTATACGATCTAACTTAGTACATTGACCCTTCTCTTGCAACCATTCTTCCGGAATAATTCTATGTGCCCATTTGAATCCATTCTTCTCACACCACTCAAAGTTTCTCTGCTTAGCACCTTTGTTTATCTTAGCTTTAGCATTACTAAATACAAAGCGTATGTCTAGCTCAGGGTGTTGTCTTTTTATTTCAATGTGCTTGCGTCTGTCATCTGGATCAAACTTTCCTTTGGTTTCTATTATGATACCATTGTCTAGCTCAAAGTCAGGTGTGTACGTGCGATATCGTAGGTCTTCCCATTCTATCTTTAGCTTCTCGTAACGTACTTTCTTTTGTCTAGTCTTCAGGAAAAGAACGGCCTCTTCCTCAAGGCCGGACTTATATTTACTAGCATTGTGCCTACGTCTGTAGCCCTTTGCAAACTTAGTCATCAGTCGGTGCTTCCTCACCTGTCAATAACTGTTTGAGTTCTCCTATCTTAACTTTAAGCATAGCATCTGTACACTGTGCATTTAATTGGTGTCCTTCTGTGACCCTTTGTAAATGCTGTACAAGATTAAGGACATTCTTTGCCTCATCCGTAAAGTCTTCGATAGTATATTCTACTTCATCTAAAGTAACAGTTGTCATTATATTTCTTCCTTTATATATGTATAGTTAACGACAGGTTTTATGGCGGCTTGACTTACCAGAGACTCTCTTTCTTGTAGATCTGGCCAACATTTCTTTTTATGATCACACCAACCGCAGGTTTTGTTTAGCTTAAAATTACCACTAGGTTTCTTGCGATAGGTTTCTTCTTCCGGTTCAAAGCAACGAGCAAAAGGTTCATCATTATTAATATAATCTATTGTACCCTTTATTGTTTCCATTACCGTATCTGCATCTGACTCTTCTGCAGGTACATACTTAAAGCTACCATTGGCTTTGTTGATTACCCACCAACCTCCGACCTCTTTGCCGGAAGCTCTAGCATAACCTACAAGCTGAGCTATGTAACCAAAGTCATCTTTACCCTTAAGTGTTTCATAATTAATAAACTTATTATCATAGCCGTAAGGTGTAGTAGACTTAACATCATCTACCTTGTTGTCTAAGATCATGTCAAACTCACCCTTGATAGATGTGTCACCTACCTTAAGTGCAACGTTATCATTGTCCTTAAACTCTACTCCAGAGGCACGTAGTACGCCTTTGAATATAGCTTCTGTCCAATCCCCCATCAACATGTTAAGCATGAAGGAAGTTGGTTTGTTTACATCAGTCTCTGGGTCATTCTTAGCAAACCACAACTGACATCTAGGCCTTCCTATGTTAGACATACGTAAACGAAACTCATCACGAGGGCCACCATTGAACTGCTTGTGTAAAGCGGCAACCACATCAGCGGCTACCTGCTCTATTATTTCATCACTCATAGAAGCCTTACCCTCTATAGCAGAACGTAAGAAAGAGTGTACTGATAACTCAGCAGGATGGATCATCCCTCGAACTCTTTAACTTCTACAATAGAACCTACCAACTCTGCAGCTTCATTAGATATATATGCCTTAGCCATCTCATTGAACTTACTCTCTACCCATGTGTTAGTATTAGTAATCCATTCAAGGAAGGACTTAAGCGTCTGACTATCTTCTGGTTTGTAGGGTACTTTTATACCTAATGAAGGAACAATAACAGCATACTTACCACCACTATTCATATCACGTTTAGCACTACCCATGTTGAGTGTGTGTTCTACGGGTGTAAGTTTCTTAGCCATGATCTGAGCTAACGCTGCATCTATAGCCTTGTTTGATTCAGTATTCCTTGAGTCCATTACGAAGGGGATCTCCTCGTCATGTCCTTTTACTGCATTACCTTGCTCATCAATAGGCTTATCTAACCTGACCATACCAAGCATAACTTTTGTACGCTTCACGTCACGTATCACTGACTTCATTTCTTCTGGTAACGATTTGAAATCTTTGATGTAACCTGATGGCCTACCACAATTATGTCTGCCTGTTGTATCCTTCAAGTCTACATTCAGGTTTCCCGAAAGTAATGTCTTGTGCATAGTGTTTGCACCTGCATCCCATCGTTGCCATTGCATACGTTGAGAGAATAACCTCATTGTGATTGTCTTACTATAAACTACTTCACCATCAGACAATGTTACTTGATATGCTCCAATAGGTACGACGATCTTCTCATCACCTTCTGAATCCTCTACTGTAATAGCTGAGTGTATTTGTTTAATACGTGCCAGTGTAGATTGTGATCCACCTGTTGATGCTGACATGCCCATCGCTTCCGATAACGACATACCTTCTATGTTTAGTGTTTGTATTTCTGTACTCATATCTTTTCCTTTATGTATGAGGGTTTCTGGGATGCTAAGTTATACCGTCAAACGTCCTTTGTGTCAAGCCAATTTGGGCCAATCTTAGCTTCTAATAATAAGGGTACATTCATCTTAACCTTATAGTATTTATAGATGATCTCATTCAGATCCATGTTCAAAGTGTTGATGATCTCTATCACCTGATCCTTTTCGTATGGGTGTATGTCTATCACCATTGAATCATGCACACTGTTGACTACCTTAGATCGCATAGACATAAGCCTATCCTCTAACTCTAGTAGTACTACAGGTACACAATCCCCAGTGGCAAACCCTTGCACCGGATAGTTCTTTATCATGGTGAAGTTAGTAGGCATACCATTGGGTCTTCTCTCTGTGTTAGGGAAAGCATACTGCCTACCGCCAACGTTAGTAATCTTCTGAAAGCGTATGGCCTCATCGCCTAGCTTCTTGTGCCATGCCGCTATACCTTTGTACTTCTTAATGAAGTGTGTGTAGTACGCCGCCTCAGCAGGGCTTCTACCGTACCCTGTAGCCCCGAAGAGAGGGGCGAAGGTATGTGCCTTAGCATCTTGTCTAGAGGTAGGCTGACCGGCCTCTGAGATAACCTTAGCGGTGTAACTATGTACGTCAAAGCCTGTGTCTATCTCCTTCATGGCTGTAGTATCTTGAGATAAGAATGCGGCAACACGAAATTCTAACTGAGCAAAGTCAGCCTCCATCACGTAGCCTCCCTCCCATCGAGATACGAACACCTTCTTAACAGGAAACGTACCGCCTCTGGGCATGTTCTGCATGTTAGGGTTACGCCCTGAGAACCTGCCTGTACTGGTGATGTGTTGCGTTAGACCTACGTGCAGGAAGCCATCCTCTTTTGTGAATACAGATATACCTTCAACAAAACTAGATAGGTAACTACTGATAGCTGATAGACGTTTGAGATCTCCTAAGAAGTCAACCGCACTGTCCATACCATTAGCCCTAGCTGTGGACATCAACGTATCTAAGTTGTCCTTGCCTGTACTGAATCCGTTAGCACTTACCCACTTCTTTGAGGGAGGCATGAAGCCTAGCCCTGCCAACTGGTTAGTCTTCTTAAGTTGGTAGCCTCTAGCCTCGCATGGCTTGCACTTGTTAGGCCTAGCAAACTTAGTACCATCCTTCTTGATACGGTACACACTACCCTCACCCTTACACTCAGGGCAAGTAAACGCTGTAGTCTTGCGTACCATTGTAGTGTTAGCCTTAACTGCACTCTTATACTCTTTGTCTGTCTTGGTGTGATCAAATAGATCTACCCATTCTTTCTTGTTGTTGGGTCGCATACTATATACAACCTCCGACATCTGAGCAGGACTATTAAGATTGATAGGTGTGTCACCCATGAGGTTACGTACCTTGATGCCTAGTCTACCTTCAATGTCTGCCTTCTCTTCTTCGAACTGCTTACGCACCTCGTCCAAGGCCTTCAAGTCTACCTTGATGCCTGATGAATACATACGAGACAATGCTAGGCATACCTTGAAGGTTATGTCTTTTATGTTACGTAATGATTCACTCTCAGGTTGAGCATAGTCTGCCTCTATGTCTAAGTACAAGGCACGAGTAGTAGATAGATCACACTGTAAGTAGTACGTAAGTTCCTTGAGTGGTATCTCGTTAGTGTTGTAACCATCCTTAAAGTATTTCTTTAGTGTGTCATCCTTCTGGAAGTCTAGCTTACGTCTTATAGCACACTCACCTAACGCCAGTGACTTCTTCTTGAAAGCCCCAGTGTATGTCATCTCAATATGATTGCCTCTCATTAGTACATACTCAGCTAACATGGTGTCGTATATAAGACCATCATACTTGAACCCACTCTCCCATAGCCAAGGCATATCGTGTTGCCCATTGTGTAGGATAAGTAGTGTTGTTCTATCTAGATAATCTTGTAGTGCTTTAGCTTGACTACCATCATAGTCATTAGCTTCAGTGTGATCAAAGTTATATATAGCTTGGTTGCCTGATACAACTTCCTGTACACCTACCTGTACTAACTTATTGGTTGCCTCGAAAGGATCGAGGTGCATCTTGCCACCCCTATGTGTGACTGTGTTCTCTACATCAAGAACTAATTCCATAGTCTACTCCTTTCTATGCTAAGTACTGTGACCTAGCCCCATCTAATGTACATGTAATCTTACCATGCCATCCTCCTTGTAGCTTATTCTTAGCTATAACTAAATATCTTTGCGAATCATCTGCATCATCGGCGGTGTCAACTAGTACAGGGTTCTTAGATATAAGCACCATAAGGTCAGCCTCAGCCGCCTTGCCTGTCTTAGATCCCTCAAGCATAGACTGATCAGGATTGACCATACCTTCTGCTGCGGCAGATAACTGAGACATCCATATGATAGCACAGTCATATTGCTTAGCTATATTACGTGCATGAATAGCCGCATTCTTAAGGTACACATCTGACTTGTCGCTACTCTTAACGGCAAACTTATCTCCCATATCTAATACAACTATATCAGGACGGTAAGCTTTGATGATAGCTTCTACCCACGCCATGTCCTTACCTGTGCTGTCATACAAATTGATCTGCTCTCGCACAGGCTCATACCTTGTTGCGGCTAGGGCATAGTTACCCTTGACCTCTTCCATAGATAGGCTTGATGCGGCACTCAGGTAACGTGCACCTACACGTTCATATGATTCCTCGTTGCACAGTATCAAACACTTAGCACCTTGAGATGCAAAGCCATCAGGTGCACCTAACAGAGATGCATGAAAGCTTGTCTTACCTGTGTTAGGCCTAGCACCTACGATAACTAAGTGACCACCACTGATACCTTCTACCTGTCGTGATAGGCTAGGTATATTAAACTTCCATTGAGACTGTATGGCATTAGCTTTAAGTAAGTGATCAATAGTTATATCACCAAACTCTATGTTTAAGTTAGGCGTAAAGTCATCCTGATATTTCTTTACTAAGTTACGTAAAGGTTCAAGGCTATCAAGAGATCCATTAACGTAATCAAATCCTATGTTAGCTACCTGATTACCTAGTACCTGTTGAAATAGTTTAGACAATACCTCATCAGCTATGTCTTGGTTCATAGGTTGTTCACGAGCTATACGTTTAAACAAATCAGTGTACACCTGCTTGGTAGCAGTAGTCATAGTACTGTTGTTAGCAAAGAACAAAGCCTCTAACTCTGATGCAGTCAGGCTACGTTCATACGTAGTCATGGCATAGTCTAGCGTCTGCTTCATCTTACGAACATCTTTACTGAACAACTCATCAGGACATCTTATGCCCTTGTTGTTATCGTAGAACTCCTTGTTCATCAAAGTTCTAATCAGTGCGAGCTCCATCATTTATCATCTCCATATATTATACGATCTATAATTATTCTTATGGCTACGTAAGGCCACATCAATGCTAACCTTATAGGTGCATTACGATCTTCTCTGTGTACAGAATCAAGTATGTTCATGAGTAGTATAGCACCCAAGGCATACATAATAACAGCCACCCATATAGCATACTCATAGATCATTTATCATCTCCTTCAATCGTTCTCTATCTGTATCTAACTTATATTTTATATCATCGTCAAGTCTCAATGCCTTAACTGATTTACCTGTCCACGCCTCTACCTCTCTCTTGTAGGCTAACGTCTTAGTCATAGCATCGGGGTCTAAGCCTATGATAACCTTATAGAAATCTCCTATGTGTTCCATCTGAGATAGGCCTAATGACGTACCTAAGATAGCTACGCCTGTAGTGTTAGGGGATATCTGAGCTACTGCTATAGCACTGATAACATCCTCAACTACCACGCACACACCATTAGGTTTACCTAGTACTCGTTTGTATACAGAGGCATTACCTGTGTACCTGTACCACTTAGGCACAGCACCATCCAAGGCACGACCTACTGCATCTACTACTACGCCTTTGTCAACTATAGGAAAGACAGCTCGTCTATCTTTAACGTCATACAATATGTCTTCATTGGTTAGATCCCAACGCTTAGTAAACTTGTGTAGTAGTACATGCTCAAGCGTAGGGTTAACTACATACTCAGGGTAAGCCATAGGCTCTAGCTGTTTGCGTATAGGTATGTCTCTGTTTTGCATATGGTTACGTACCTCCAAGGCAGTCATGCCTGTAGTGACTGCACCACGTACACCACACCCTAGCTTGTAACAGTTGTACACAACGATACCTCCATCCTTTGATGCAGTAAAAGTATTGTTACCATTACAGTTAGGGCAGGACATGCGTGTACTATCTCCTTCACTTAGACATAGCCCATCTACAAAATGTTTTATGTTCATTTGTTACTGCTCCTTTTGTTTAGTGCTGTACTTGCACCCTTGAATGTGTTGACTAAGTAAGGCTTAACACTCTGAGGATTAGTGTGTCCACTAACCTGCATGATACCTAGTGTGTCTACCCCTGCCTCTACCATCTCAGTGATGCCTGTTCTACGTAAGTCTAATGCAGTTAATTGTTTAGGTAGCCCTGCAATATCCTTAACCTCATTCACTAACTTATGTATATCTGTTGAACCATACGCTGTGTATACACCGTTATAAACCTCTGGTCGAGGTGCTACATATGGTTGGAAGCCAAAGTCTTTCTCTTGTTGTAGTAGCATACTACATAACGTATCACTAATAGGTAGGTGTACATCTGCCCTACGTTTACTTTGTTCTAAGTCTAAACGTTTGTCTTCAAGGTCAAGGTTGTTCCATGTAAGTAAACGCATATCACCTACACGTTGAGCCCACTCGTATGCCATGTGTACAATCAGTCCGATGCTACGCCATTCCCAGTTACTATAAGCTGTATCTAAGAATGTTTTAACCTGTGCCTCTGTCCATTTAATCTTACGTTTCTTCTCCTTGGTGCGTTGGAGAAGGGATACGGGATTACTAAGCAATGCCTCATGTCGTATGGCTGTATTAAATACAATACCAATACATGTAGCTATGTAGTTAGCCTGACGTATACCCTTGTTCTCCAACCAAGTATCATAACCTAATGTTATATGTTTAAACTTTAAATCTTTTAGCTTAATGTTACCTATAACTTTATTGTTTTGCACCTTGGTAGCGCAAGCATGACGCAGATTTAAATCATAGTCATACTTGCTACGCTGACTTAAAGCAGAATACTTAGGTGTTCGCATGTAGTATTCACACGCATACTCAATAGTATTACTGGGTTTAAGTTCCATTCATTCTCCTTTCTAAAGTATACCACTACCTACTCCGAAGAGTACATATATTACTATTAATATTACTATCCATTTTACTAATGTCTCAAACCATACAAGCACTATTAGTCTGTCTCATGGTAGTAATACGCCTTGTCATCATCTGGTAATACACTATCAGCCCAGTGCCATACGTCACCGTTGTCTTGAACCTTACCTCGAAAGTTAAAGATGTCATCTATAGTACTACTCTTACTCCTCAAGTCTTTAAGCATACTTAGATCTATATCTAGTGTCTCACCTACATCATTGAGCATGTTGTTGATTGTGTTGTACAAACTAAGAACCTTAAGTGTGTCATCTTTTGTTAAGGTTATGTATTTCTTCTGGCTAAACTTCTTTGTTGGTCGAGTATGATTCTTCATGATAGTCCTCCATCAATTACTATTAAGCGAGACTCAGTGCCTCGATATTCGTAGGGGTTAAGTAGTACGTGTCGTAAGTCTTGTTGCAGTTCTGAATCTCTATCAGATAGGTCTGTACTTACTGCCTTCTTTGATACTTCGAAGTCGTACTTAGGGTACACTCGTTGTAGTATCTGTAGCATTAGATCCGCACCTTGGGGTGTCTTGCATGTAGTGATCCTACATAGCTTGTCATTGTATGTTACGCATAGATTATATTTAGTCATGTGTTTGTCTCCTTCAAAACAATTTGGATAGTGAAAATATAGCAAGGGAAAAGATATATCCCATGCCGATAAAAGCAAAGCCTACAAATATTACTGTAGCTATCTTGGCTATGATGTCATCACGTCTGTCTTTACGTGCTTGTACTGTTACAGGCTTGCTTCGGTAGTAAGGCTTGTTCTTCATGTTAATACTCCTCTTGTACTAAGTCGTCTAGTTCTACGTCATTCTCACAGCTACCAAAGTCTAGCTTGGGTGCAGTGTAAAACATTATGCCTCCGTCAGGCCTCTCAACTGGGTCGCCATTGTCATCGTGTACTGTGAACACAACGTCCCATAATCGTATGTCGGTAAAGCCCTCCGGTATGTTGGGCTCATACCATACAAACTTACCCTTCTCATCTAGGTCAGGTACTTTATCTCCACTCATTGTATGATCTCCTTCTTTGGATATGATTCAGTGCCATAACGTAGGCACTTGGTTAGTAATCTTTTGTCTTTCTTGTTGCCATGTATGTACACATAGCGATGCTTGGCTGATCTGTAAACACGCTTAGTCCTGTCACCTGCATGGTGTCTGGGATGCTTACCATTCACAGTAGCTATGTCAGTGCGAGGCTTGGTTGCACCAGTGTATAACCAATTAGTTGCTTGGTATACGTAGCCTACATGATCGTGTGCTGTATCAGCATAGCTTACTAATACCTTAGGCTTGGGTAGTAATGCAATAGATCTAGCTACAAGTAAGCTTGCCTCATTAGGTCTGTTGTTTACTAGCACTACCCTGTTGAGTTCAAGTACCTTAGACTTATGTTCCTCGCCACACACACCTTTGCACAACCAAGGTGAAGCAGGTGAACCGAATGTACATATACCTTGTAGACCATCCATGCCTCGATACAAACCGAAGGCATACGATACGGAAGGCATACGTCTGGCGTAGTGTACGTTGAGTATGAGATCCTTTGTATCTTCGTATGCTATAGGTATCACGAAATAGTTGTGACTGTAGTGCATGTTATCTGGGCCAACTCCATGTAGCTTAATCATCTTGTTGTCCTCTCTTTAACCCATAGCCTCTTGAGGTTGTTCTGTTTACCTCCCTTAGCTCCGGTTACTTGTCTGTTCTTTTGTTGTGTCCACTGATCACCTTCCTTGTAGGTTCTCATGTTGAATACCTCACGCATCCTTTTGTTCTCCTCCTTGCAGACAGATGCATGAGCTAGTCTTAGTCTATCTTGTACGTCTAAGTTAAGCTTCATCATCCTCGCCCTCCTTGCCTACTATAGCTATAGTATCTTTGTCAATCCGGTGAACAGCTACAGCATCACAGAATAAGTGCTCCCCCTTTGTTTTTGTATTCACTAACACCCTGTTGTCTAGCTGATAGTGTCTAAGCATGTGTATTATTAGTTCATTAACTGTCATCTGTTAGTCCTCCATTCCACTTACTACTATATAGATAGCATCTTTGTATGCCTCAGGTGACAGGTCTAACTGCCGTAAACTATACAACGTATACAATAACTTATCAGTCAATGTTATTATCTTATGATACATAACTATGATAGCCTTACCAAAGTCTCTGTTGTACGTGTCTTCTAAGTAGAAGATCTTCTCATCTAACGCTTCGTTCAGATAGTTTACCATGTATTCATTTTTTGGTGTTACCATTTCCATCACTCATTCTCCTTTGCTAAGTATTCTAAATTAAACCAATGTCCATTTGTTTCCAGATAACTAAATTGTCCATCACTTTGAACGTGCAAATAGTGTACACCATACTTACGATCTTTGCTAACTGCAAACCTGTTTCCATTGATACCTAACTTGTTAAGCATCTTGTTAGCATTATCGACTATCTCTTGTGCAGTGTA